AACTCAGGTTCAATTCTAATAACTTCATTGTAAATAGTTTCTGCTTCACCTTCAGTTAAAAAGTTTGAAACAACAAAGACATGATCACTCAACAATCTCATTGGTAGCAGCTTTATCAAGTGTCTCTAACATAGCATCTAGACACTCAAACATATCTCTATACCCAAATGCACTAGTAAGTGAATTAATCTTTTCCTTCATCTCAAATGCCTCTGGATCTTCTGCAGCAGACAATGATAAACGTGTATAGAATGTTCTTTGCTTATCAATTAAAACTTTACAGTCATCTATATGCTCTAACCTATCTTCTCGTTTCATCGTGCCTAACTGTGATGTCTTATGTGCAACATACTGATAGGTATCAAATATAGTTTGCAACTCTGCTTGTACTTGGTCTGACTGGAAGAAAGTCATAAAGGTAATACTCCTTTAGATGTTTTTTTCATGTAATTATACTTCTGTGCCTCATGCTTTAATCTTTCCTTTAATGGTTTAGATAAAAGTTTTGGGACACTATCTATTTCAAGATCATTTTCATTGCAGTAAGTAACTACTGCTTCGATGTAAGATATTAAACCATTGCTGGTTTTAACTAACCTTTCAATTTCCATAGAAAACTTTGCGGATGTCATGAAGTTCTCTTCAGGATTAACTTTTTTCTTATCCTTTGGCATTAGAGAACTCTTCGATATAGGATTTAAGCAATTGTAAATAGTCATCAAGATTATACTTTTGGAATACTTGGATTGAACCATCTTCAACCGCAATTAATGTAACGATCTTCTTCACCTCAATACCAGATCTTTCAAGAAACATTGCTGCGTATGCAGTCTCTTGCACATAATAGTGCTCGATGTATTGTTCTTGCTTCTCTTTAGTTGAAGTTTTAAAATCAATCACTGCTAACTCACCATCAAACTCTGCAATACAGTCTACTCGACCAGCGAGTCCAAGATAATGTGAGTATAAGAAAGTTTCTAAGCAGTGGATGTTATTAATACGATCAAGAGTAGTCTTGGCCGACTGAAACATTCTAACAGATAATGGATTATTTGCCAAGTATCTATCAGTATTCAAATCATCTTTGAAATAATCTTCAGCCATGCTATGGAATGCTGTGCCTCTTTGTGTGGCACGTGATGTAATTCTATTAGCTTCCTCTTCACCAATTCTCTTTCTCCAACCTGCGAAGAATGCTGCGTTCTTAAACGATGTGATTGAGGTAACGCTCGGATAATATTTATCAGCACCTGGTATGGGGTAAAATCTCACCCCATTCTCACTCACTGGCTCAACATCAATCTCTTTAAGAGATACATCAACAAAATTAAATGGCATTAGAAACCTAGATTATATTTGGCAATTAGATAGGCTTTAACAAGACCTGATCTAACAATGTCATCGATACCCATTTCTACACAAGTAAAGTCTTGCATTGACTGAAGTATCTGTATGAAGTCTGAGATACCAGACTTCTCATGCTCTCTAGTAAGATCTGACTGGGTTACATCACCACATAACATAATCTTAGAGTCTTCTCCTATACGAGTAATCATAGAGTCTAACTCATGGAAATTCAAGTTACTGAATTCATCTACAATAACGATAGCGTTATCAAGAGTAACACCACGAATAAAACTTGTAGACCAGAAACTAATTGTTTGCTGTGCTTTGAGGTTGTCATATAACATTTCAAATGAATTGTCATCAGGCATACTAAACATATACCTTACCATATTTTTATATGGTACTTGATAAAGCATTGACTTGTCTTCGTGATCTCCTGGTAGGAAACCAATCTCTCTAGTAGGAACTAAAGATCTTACAATGTATATTTTATCATATGGTGTGGTTTCGTCAAGTACTTCTTTTAATGCAAGATATAATGTAATAAAAGTCTTACCTGTACCTGCTGCCCCATGCAATAGTATATTTTTACCATTCTTATAAGAGTCATAAACCAATTCTTGATTTGGTGTCAAGGGTTTGATAGGTACCATATAGGAACTATCAATGGGTTTTTTTCTCTTCATATGTTTTTTAGACATAGGTTGAAGTGGTGCAGTACCATTACCATTAGTTTTCTTTCTTGCTCTTGGCATTATGTAAACCTACTCAAGTTTGCACGAGGATGTTGTTCTTGAACTTTGGACATCACCTCTTTAAATCCATCTTCCATTTTAGGTTTGCCATATGTGACACCACCTACACCAGCAGTCCAGTCTTTATCCCAGTCAGGATTGTCATTTCTCCACTGATCATACTCTGTCATTGTCATAGAGAGTTCTTTCTTCTCTTGAGTATTCTTATTTATTACAGGATAAGTAGGCATTAGTCTATTCGTAATGAGGGTGGTAGGTCTGACCAATCTAAGCATCGGTCTTCAGATTCAACTTGACATTCACATTCTTCTTCTGGACACCAACCAAGTGCATCAGCAATGATAGGAAACTCACAAATGAATTGTTGTTTACACAACTCAGCAATTTGTGAGTGCTCCTTCTGAGTGCCATGTGAAGAACGTAATTCTATATAGTGCATCCATGATCTAACAGATCCAGTCATATAGAGTTTAGTAGGAGTAGCAAGAGGTAGTACAAACCGAGCACACTCTTTTGCTATACCATTAGCAAGGAGCTCGTTGTAAAGATCCATTGAATGAGTAAAGTGTTCAGCAATCCTTTCTTGAAGATCTTGCTTCTTATTATCTGGTATGTCATCAATACTATTCTGACGATTCTTTGTATCCTGACTACGAAGATCAATCATAGGTATCTCTTCTGCTAATAAATTAGTATCAGCATACCTTTGAGAAAACTCTTGGAAAGTAAACGATCTATGACGTAGTATCTGTGCAGCAAGACCACGTGTGGTATCAATCTGCAAAGTCATATGTGCTTGCTCAAAGATAGACCAATGACCATGCTTAATACAATACTTTAATAAACCAGCAACCTTTGGGTTGTCTTGGTTGTTTGGGTTAGATACTCTAGCAACGTATCCAATAGTTTTTTCAGCGTCAGGAGTGACAGAAACTAAACAGACTTTACTCATGATTTAACATTCTTAAATAAAATAATTGACATCAATAATAATCCCCACGATTTAAAGTAACCTATTAAAGGGAGTCCAAAGATTGCTGGCATTAACCAATTCCATAATAGCATAAACCCTACAGGAACTGCAACTAATGCACCAATTATAACACCAACTTTATTAGCAGTAGATCTAGGCTTCGGTGTAACCTCTTCCTCTTCTTCCTCTTCTGCTCTACGATCTAGGTAGACGGTGGTGCCTTTCTCTTTGGTTTGTTTTCTTTTTTGGAATTTTTTGAAGGGGCTGTTGTCCATAATCTTGGGTTGACCATACCGTCAGTTTGTTTGAGTGATTTAAAACCCTTTTTGTATAAGTCATAGTAATAATCAAAGATTCTAACTTGAGAATCTGCTATTACTATATCATATTTGGGGGTTTCACCATTGTCATCCATGTAATGAACAAGATAAGCAGTATAAGGTAACGACTTATCCTCTGCCATCTTAGGATCACAATTCGCATGAAGAATCTTCAAGAGCGACCACCCCATTCTATCTGAGGAAATGCCTCAGATACCACTGCCTTAGTGATACGCTTATACTTCTTATTCATTTGCCCATCTTTAACTAAGACAAGAAGCTCTGCTTCTTCAGCAGAGAGTCCTTCTAAGAGTTGTACAAACATAGACTCTCTCCTTAAAGAAGGAAGTTTAGCACCACCCTTAAAGAATCTATAAAGTCCTTTAAATTCATGCTCTAATCGTGTGTGATCAGTGCCTACAGGTGCATCATTAGGTGTGTAAGGCACATCACCTTCTGGCATCAAAGATACAACAGAATCATCAAAGTTTACAATTAATAACTGCCGTAACCCTGATGAATTGTTTTCTCTAAGTAGTTTAATTTTTTCTGCTTTAGTTTTAGCATTACTAACCTTTCTAAGAACCTCAGAAATTAATAGTTTGCTACCACTATTATATGTTGCTTGTTTAGCCATAGTTTAAATCCAAATCATTCAGTGTCATCTTCTAAATCATCTTCGAGATAAGTTGTGCGAAGATAGATTAAATCATCATGTATGATGTTTCCATTTTCATCCAGCATTTCTGGATGTATAACACCCTTAGCATAAGCAGCGTTTTCGATGTAATCTTCAACGTATCCTTTTGCTAACCATGATACCGTAATACCAAGTATAAAGGCACCTACTATTCCTAGTACAACGAGTGCGATTTCCATAAGTATCTCCCAGCTATTTTTATTTAGATGAGTTTTTGCTCTCTCAAATATTTTACTGTGTCAGTACAACCACCAAGGTTCTTACCATCCAGTATTACTTGAGGAAATGTTGATCCAGCACCAAACTCTTGATAGAATGTGCGTCTTCCAAAATCCTGATCTAATACTTTCTCAGTAAAAGTATAACCCTTAGCTGATAGTACTTGCTTAACTTGTGTGCAGTATGGACAACCACCACGTGTATATACAGTAAAGTTCATAAGAACATATTATTTTTTAAATTATAGCATAAAAAAGGAGGGGTCGCAACCCCTCCTGTATGTTCCGATTGTAGAGACCGCACGAACGATGTCTCAATCCTATTTAGAATGTGAACTTAGCACCGATTTTAGCACCCCAGTTACGGATGGTGTCGCCATCGCTGTCTTCGCCAGCAGTAGCACCAGAGATCTCTGCATAAGCAGCAAGATCATCAGTAACAGGTACAGAAGCACCGATCTTACCAGAGATTTCAGTCTCAGTATCGTCAGCAACTTCAGAATGAACTAGTGAAGGACCACCTTGCACATAGTAAGCAATGTTTCCTGTAGCACCTACTGTACCTTCGTATCCGATATGTACGTCTGTAGTTGCTGCAGAATACTCTCCATCAGGGTAAGAAAGGTTAGATTCTACATTCACGTAAGGACCAGCAAAAGCTGCACCAGCGAGAAGGAATGGAGATGCTGCTACGGCAGCGATTGTTGATTTGATTGACATGATTGTTTTTTAAAGTATCTCGCATAGGGCACTAAAAAAACCCTTGCGGATGATAGCCTTCCCGACATGGAAAACTTTTTACATCTACACAGGGTTACGATAGTTTCGAGTCCTTTGTATGATTTATTTATAATACCATAAGCTTACGTTATGTGTCAAGCCCCTGATGGAACAGTTGCATAACTGGGTGTTTGTATACGGATACCCTTACCTCCGTCGTCATCATCGTCATCATTAAATGCTCTAAGGAATAACTCAACCATCACGAGAGCAGTCATTGGGTATAAACACCAGATAAATGCTTTCCATATTGGGAATGAGTCTACTACTAGATCGTTCATTGGATTAAGAATTGTTACGATTTGAAAATACTATTTAGGTTTTTTTAACTTTCTGTGGATGTAGTGATGCCTCCCATCCATCTTTTCATACTAACCATGTCCCATATCCCATAGGTGTTATCTCTATCTTCCCCACTCATCATGTCATCCCAACTAATATTATCACATGCCATTTTACAATTCTCAAACTTAGGATCAGTAATAAGTTTTAATTGTCTAGCATAATTCCAGAAGGGTGTGTCATAAACTGATCCAGTTTCATAATGCCAAAGAACAAAACGCTCATTCTCCGAAACATATGTGTTAAACTTATCTACAGCAGTATTAATACCATATTCATTTTCAATAATTGATTTCGATATAATTTTTGCCCAATCAATATAAGTCTGCACTCCTGTAGACTCCATAGGTTCTAAGAAAAATAATCTATTACCATTTTTAAATATCCTATTATCCTTTATCGGTTTAGTGGAAACATAGTTTTTAAAACTAAGATGCTTTGTCACCTCCACATCAAACATCTCAAGCATATTATACTCTGCTTCCTCTTTTGAAGTAAGATTACTATTGTATAGATAACCAACACAATACTTATGTGAAGGAGACTTTGGATCTGTTGGTATTACAAATGTCCATCCATCAGGTGTTGCTACATGACGACTCCAGCTTTTCTCTTCCACTTTCCAATTTGGAGAACCTAATATACATGCATTAATAGGATTAGTTAACTCTCTATAGTCAGTCCAATCATCTGGAGTGCCACGACAATCAAAAACATAATCAGCATCAACATTATCAGGATCCAATACATTACTCTCAGTAACTTTGAAATGACCTGACTCTAATATATGTCTCTGCATTTCCCAAGGACAATAGTGCATAGCCATTGTATTCATAGGAAACTCATGAAATAACTCACCACCTTTACCCCAACCCTCATATAATATTCCACTCTTCATCGTGGCATGAATAGGATTGTTATACCATGTCAATCCTGTGGCATTATATAATATAGTTGGTGGATCAAGAAGTGTTGCTTGACCAACAGCAGATGGTTTTATATTAGGATCATATATCAAATCAATCTCAAGATCACTACGTCTTCCATACCAGGCATACTGTAAAGCAGTCATGCATCCAGCATTACCTGCACCAACAACTGTTATCTTCATGTTAATGGGTTTAATTTATTTGCCTTATCCCACAAGACCTCTGCTTGTTCTTTAGTAATAGCACCACTCTCATATCTCTTAATGATATCTGCTGTCATCTCATCATACTTTTTAAACTTAACAAACTTCTCTGCACTAGTCATCCTTTCAGATCTATATCTATCTGATGTAACAGGAAACTCTACTGCATAGTTATCATCTACAAGAGATTCAAACTCAAAGTCTTCTCCTACGAGATCT